TCGACCCCGCCATGGTCTACGCGCTGACGCCCAAGCTCTACACCGAGCTGCTCGCCACGGCCCGCGCCCGCCAGGCCCTCGCCGCGCACGATGCCAAGCACGTCTGCCCGGACGACTGTCGACTGGCCGGATGTGGCGACGCGGCGTGCGCGACCCTGGTCGCCCCGCTCGAGGGCACCGCCAGCCAGGGCGAGCAGCGCGCGATCCTGTCTCGCATCAAGCTGGGCGCCTGGGCCTGAGCGCCCCGCCGGCCCCCAGCGGCCCTCTAGCGTCCCACCAGAGGCGCTAGAGGGCCGTTCGTCGTCTCACCCACCCTCTGGGCCATGGGATGGCTCGCACGCGCCGCAGAATGGCTCAGGACGGCACCTGACCCCGACCTGGCGACCGCGGCCAGCCTGCCGGCCACGTCCGGCGATATCGCCCAGGTGCAGGACCTGCCGCCCGAGGTCGCCGCCGCGTTCGGCATCAACACCGAAACGGGCACGATCAGCCGCCGCAACGCCATGCGCGTTCCGGCGTTCGCTCGAGGCCGCAACGTGATCGCCGGCACGGGTGGCCGGCTCTCCCTCAACGCCTGGGGCTTCAACCAGGACGGCCGGCCGGCGATCTTCCGCCGGCAGCTGCTCGAGCAGCCAGACCCGAACACCACGTTGCAGTTCACCCTGACGTGGTTGCTCGACGACATGCTCTGCCACGGTGTCGGCTGGCTGCTGGTGCTCGAGCGCGACGGATGGGGCTACCCGACCAGGGCCGAGCGCGTCAGCCGCGACCGGATCACCGTCAACCAGGTCGACGGCACCGTCTACGTCGACGGCGTGCGCAAGGCCGACCAGGAGCTGATCAGGGTCGATGCCCACCATGAGGGCGCGCTCAAGTTCGGCGCCGTCGCGCTGGCCGGCGCCCTGGCGCTCGAGGAAGCGGTAACCCGCTACGCCAAGAATCCGCAGCCAAATGCCGTGCTCTACGACAAGCGACCACTCGAGGCCGACGTGCCCGAGCTCGACATGACCGCCGTCGACCTGCTGCTCGAGAAGTGGCGCGCCGGCAACCTGGGCGCGACGTCGGTGCGCTGGCTCAACCGCATGATCGGTGTCGAGTTCCCCACGTGGAACCCGCAGCAGCTGCAGCTGGTCGAGGCCCGCCAGCAGGCCGCCGTCAACGTCGCGCGCATGCTCGACCTGCCCAGCCGCGAGGTCAACGCCCCCGGCGAGACCGGCATGACCTACGTCAACACGATTGCTGCCCGTAGTGACCGGCTGCAGGCCGTCGAGCCCTACCTGGTGGCGATCGAGCAGCGGCTGAGCATGGGTGACATCACCCCGCCGAACCAGGTCGTCAAGTTCGACCGTGACGGCTACATCGCCGGCACCCCGGCCGAGCAGCTGCAGCTCGCCGTGCAGGCCGCCGGCGGCCCCGTGATGACCGTCGACGAGTCCCGCGCGCGCTACCTGCAGCTGCCGCCCCTGACCACCACCCAGCGCCGCGAGCTGGCGCCGGCGCCCGCCCCCACGCCCTCGAGCTCGAGTGAAAGCGAGTCACCCGCATGAGCAAGCCTGTTGTCTGCACCGCCGCCGCCGCGTCAGCCACCGTTGACCCCAAGGCCCGCACGATCACAGGCCTGATCGTGCCCTTCGGTAAGCCTGGCCGCACGTCCCTGGGCCGGCTGCAGTTCGACCAGGACAGCGTCAGGGTCGCCAGGGCCGACCGCATGAAGCTGCTCATCGAGCACGACGCGAATCGCGCCGTCGGCCACGCCGACGAGCTCTGGCTGGGCGAGGTCGACGGCGTGCAGGGCCTGGTCGGCCGCTTCAACGTCGACGAGGGCCCCCTGGGCGACGCGGCGCTGGCCCAGGCCCGCAGCAAGAGCCGCGACGGCCTGAGCATCGGCATCGAGCTCGACGACACCGTGATGAGCGCGCTCATGCGAAACCCGAACGTCGCCGCCGGCACCCTCGCCCGCGGCCTGGGACGCGAGACGTCCCTGGTCGCCGTGCCGGCGTTCGACGACAGCCGCGTGACCGAGTCCGCGGCCCCCCAGACCCCGTCCGCAGCCGCGGCCGGCTACCCGATGCAAGGAGACACCGCTATGCCCAAGCTGGCGACCACGTCCGCGGCTGCGATCGCAACCGCTGCCGGCGAGCAGACCCCCGTCGGCGACCAGGGCGGCCAGGCCCAGGCCGCCGCCCCCGCCCCCCAGACCGCTGCGCCGGCGGCCGAGGCTGCAGCGCCCATCGGCGCGCAGGCGTCCGGCACCCCCGCTCCGACCGCGGCCCCGCGCGCCGCCGCCGGCGCAGCTCTGCACGTCAGCGAGCCACCGGTCTACACCTTCGACGGTCAGGGCGACAGCTTCGCCCGCGACCTGCTCGCCCGCCGCGAGGACGACGACCGCGAGGCCGGCGCCCGCCTGCAGAAGTTCTCGCGCTCGATGGACGACGCCAGCAGCGCCCAGGTCGCCACGTTCGCCGGCTTCGCCGCCCGCGTGCAGCCCGACGGCCGGCTGGCGACGGCCGCCGTCGACACCCGCACCACCCAGGGGAACGACCTGATCGACGGCGGCTACCGCCCCGACCTGATCGTGTCCGCGATCGACAAGGGCCGGCCGATGATCCGGCACATCAGCCGGCTGCCGCTCGCCAACGCAAACCCGTTCCGGCTGCCCGTGATCGGCGACTTCGACGGTGTCGGCACCCACACCGAGGGCACCGCCAGCGTCGCCGAGGGCACCCAGACCGTCGACAGTCAGACCGTCACCCCGCGGTCGGTGTCCGGTGCCTGGCGCGGCAGCCGCGAGCTGATCGAGGGCACCGGCCCCAACATCGACCGCATCGTGCTGGCCGAGATGATCAAGGACTGGCGCCGCGACACCGAGGCCGGCCTGGTCGCCGCCCTCGAGCTCGCCCGGTCGACCTACGACGCCGCGAGCCTGACGACCGGCACGCTGCTCGAGGGCGAGCTGATCGACTTTTTCGTCGACCGCACCGAGGCGCCGTCCGTCCTGGGCATGAGCTCGACGGCGTTCAAGCAGTTCGCCGGCGAGGACGCCGGCGACGGCCGCAAGCGTTACCCGATGCTCAACCCGAGCAACGCGAGCGGCACCAGCGCCCCCGGCTTCATGTCGCTGAACATCCAAGGTGTGCCCGGCGAGCTCGCCTGGTCCGCGCTGGCCGGCGACGTCTGGGCCGTCAACGGCGCCGACGTCGTGCACGCCGAGTCGACGCCGCGCACGTTCAAGTTCGAGGAGGTCGAGGGCCCCGGCATCATCAAGCTGGCGATCTGGGGCTACGCCGCCGACCACGTCTACCGCGCGCTGGGCGTCAAGCGGTACAAGATCGGCGCCTGATCGTGACCCTGACGCCGGCCTGGGTCGACGCCGCCGTCGTGCAGCTGCACGTCGGCGGCGCCGTCCCCGACGACGAGCTGCAGCCCTACGTGACGGCCGCGGCGGCATACGTCGCCGCGCGGCGCCCCGACCTGCAGCTGGTCGACACGTCAACGCCGGCTGACGCGCCGGGCGACGTGCAGCTGGGCCTGGCCCTGCTGGTGGCACGGTGGCGCGCCCGCCGCGGCACCAGCCTGGGCCTGCAGAGCTTCGACGCCGGCGTCGTCGGATCGGTCGTGCGAGCAGACACCGACGTCGCGCGGCTGCTGGGCATCGGCGTGCACACCCTGCCGGCGATCGGCTGACCCATGGGCACCACCCTGGCAGCCGCCCAGCAGCTCGAGGCCCAGCTGGCTGCCGCCCTGACCGCGGCCGGCAGCAAGGCCCGCGCGAGCTGCGACCCCGAGACCGCCCTGCAGGCCGCACTCAGCCACGGCGGCCTGCTGATCGGACCGCCGCAGACCACCTACGGCGCGACCTACGGCAGCGACCTGGCGACGTTCACCGTCACCGCGGCCACCACCGACGCCGGCGGCTACCTCAAGGCCTGGCAGCGCCTCGACGACCTGCTCGACGTCGTCGCCGCCACCCTCGACGTCGCCGGCGTCACCCCCGGCCAGCTGTCGGCGCCCACCGGCGGCGATCCGCTGCCGGCGTTCGTGATCACCCTCGAGCCCATCGACTTGTAAGGAGCAACACCCATGACCACTGTCAGCAAGCTGCGCCGCGGCACCCTGACGCTCGACGCGACCGAGTTCGCCACCCAGGCCCAGAATGTGCGCCTGGTGCCGGACGTCGACGAGGACGGCGACGCGCTCGAGGTGCTCGACGGCACGATTCTCGAGCCGGACGAGACGACGACCTGGGCGCTGCAGTTCGTCGCCGTGCAGGACTTCGACGACCCCGCCGGCCTGCAGGCCTGGGCCCTCGCCAACGCCGGCGAGGTCGTGCCCTACGTCTGGTCGCCGTCCGACGTCCCGACCGGCGTCAGCTACGCCGGCAACGTCAAGGTGCGCGCCCTCGAGATTGGCGGCGACGTCGGCAGCCGGCTCGACGTCGAGGCCGAGTGGCGCTGCACCGGGGCGCCCACGCCCACCTACCGCACCGGCGTCTGACGTGCCCCAGGGCCCCGTCGTCAAGCTCGAGGGCGGCAAGCAGCTGCGCCGTCACCTCAAGCGGATTGCCGACGGCGCCCAGGACATGAAAGAGGCAAACGCCCGCGTCGCCGCCCTGGTGGCTGCAGAGTCCGCCAGGGCGGCGCCGCGCCGCACCGGCCGGCTGGCCGCGACGCTGCGCGGAAATAAGGCCGTCGGCAAGGCCGTCGTCACAGCCGGCCGCGCCGCGGTGCCGTACGCCAACCCGATTCATTGGGGCTGGCCGAAACGGCACATCAAGCGAAACCCGTTCGTCTGGGACACCGCCCAGCGGACACAGAGCACCTGGCTGCCGATTTACGAGGCCGAGCTGCAACGGCTGGTTGACCGCCAGGACTGACACGACAGGAGCGCACCACCATGACCACGACCGCCCCGTTCACCCTCGACGACCTGACGCTGAACGAGTACGCCATGCTCGCCCGCAAGATCAAGGGCGACCCCCTCTACGCCCTGACCGCCCCCGGCAGCATGACCGGCGCTGAGGCCCTCGCCGGCCTCTGCTGGCTGCACGACCGCCGCGAGCAGGCCGGCGTCAAGTTCGAGGACTATCTGACCTGGTCGCCGCGCCAGGCCCGCGAGCACCTGGGACACCTCGACGCGCTCGAGGCCCAGGCCCAGCTCGACGACGAGCTCGACGACGAGCTCGACGACGAGCAGCCCGACCAGACCGTGATCGAGTCGGCGACCGCCAGCGCATCGGAGGTCGCCGGCGCCCTCACGGACCCTTCGACCCCGCCGGCCTCGCCCTGCTCGCCTACCTGACAGGCGCGACGCCGGCGCAGCTGCGCGACTGCACCAGGACCGAGCTCGCCCACACCTGGCAGCTGGTCGCCGCAGCTGACCGAGAACGCAAGCGACAGAACCGCAAGAGGAAGTGAGGCAACCAGGTGAGCGCGACACTGAAGGTCGAGATCCTGGGCGACGCCAAGAGCGCCGTACGCGCCGCCGACCAGACCGGCCGCGCGTACAGCCGGCTCGAGGGCGACCTGGGCAAGACCGAGGGCCGCGCACGCCGAGCTCGCTCGAGCTTCGCCGGCGCCGCCGGCGGCATGGCAGCCATGGCCGGACCAGCCGCCGCCGCCGGCGCCGCCGTCGTCGGCGCCGGCGCCGGCCTGGTCAAGCTCGCCGGATTCGCCAGCGACAGCGCCGAGGCCCTCAGCGCCGCGCAGCAGGTCTACGGCAAGGGCTTCGCCCAGATCGAGTCGGCCAGCAAGAGCGCCGCGACGACGGTCGGCCTGTCACAGACTGAGTACCTCGACGCCGCTAAGACGCTGGGCGTATTCGGCATGTCGGCCGGCAAGAGCGGCACCGACCTGGCCGGCTTCTCTCAAGAAATGGTCAAGACCGCCGCCGACCTGGCGAGCTTCCACAACACCGACGTGCCGACCGCGATCGCCGCTATCGGCTCAGGGCTGCGCGGCGAGGCCGAGCCGCTGCGACAGTTCGGCATCCTGCTCGACGACGCCAGCCTGCGGCAGCAGGCCCTGAGCATGGGCCTGATCAAGACCACCAAGACCGCACTGACCCCGCAGCAGAAGGTGCTCGCCAGCCAGCAGCTCATTCTCAAGCAGGTGGGCGCAGCCAATGGCGACTTCGCGCGCACCTCGAGCGGCGCCGCCAACCAGCAGCGCATCCTGACGGCCCAGATCAAGGACCAGGCCGCCAAGCTGGGCCAGGGCCTGCTGCCGGCCGGCACCAGGGTCCTGACCTGGCTCAACTCGACCATTCCCAAGGTCGTCAGCCTGGGCTCGAGTTTCGGCAGCAAGATGCGGCCGGCCGTCGACGGCGCCAGGGCCGCCGTCGCCATGGTCACGTCGGCGTTCAAGAGCAACCAGGGCAGCATCAACAGCCTGCGCCCCATCGTCGGCGCCCTGGCGACCGCCCTGGGGCACACCCTGGGCGCCGCGTTCCGTGTCGCCGGCGCCCTGATCAGCGCCCAGATCACCCTCTGGGGCTCGCTCGCCCAGGCTGCACAGTGGGCCTGGGACAAGGTCACCGCCGCCGCACGCGGCATACGCGACGCATGGAATGGCGCCAAGAGTCTGATCGGCCTCTCAGCCGGCCCCGTCGCCGTCGGCTACGTGCCGACCGCGACCGCCGGCGGCGCCTACGCCACGGCCGCCGTCGGTGCGCCGTTCACGGCCATGGGCCAGCTGCTCGCCGCCCGCGGCGGCAGCTCGACGACCTACGTCGACCGCCGGACGTTCGTCAACGTCGACGGCGCCCTCGACCCCGTCGCCGTCGGCGACCAGCTGCGCCGCATCCTGCGCGACGCTGACCGCAGGGACGGCCGCTAATGGCAACCAGGATTGACACCGGCGGCCGGCTGCTGGTCAAGCTCGCCGGCGACGCCGGCGAGCTGATCCCCGCCCCGTTCGCCGTCGAGACCTATCGGGCCCTGTTCCCTGCCGAGGACCTGACAGACGCCAGCCTCGACGGTCTGCGCGCGGCCTGGTCCGGCGCCGAGCTGGGCGCGTTCGACTACGTGAGCGCCACCTTTGGCGGCATCACTTCACGGTTCGGCCGCTTCCCCACGGCCGGCCGCGTCTACCTGGGCAGCCAGAACCGCCCCGCCCAGGTCGTCCCCGGCGACACCTACCGCACCGGCCTGAGCGGCTACCGCACCGCCGGCAGCAATGACCTGCGCGCCGGCGTGCGCTGGCGGCTCGCCGACGGCACCACCCGCGACGAGCTGCTGGTCAACATCCTGGGCAGCACCCCCGTGAACACCTGGCAGAGCCTGGCCGGCTCGACGACGGTGCCGGC